TGATTCAAAACAACCCAGAGATTCAGAAGAGCATTGCTACTATGTTGCACCAGCCAGGTGTGAAGAAGTCTGTAATTGGTGGCACTCCTTATGCCTATGGCAAGGATGGACGCCGTTTCAAGCTTGTTCCTGAACAGCAGGGTGAGACAGCAATTCACAAAGAGATTTCAGAACTTCCTAAGGGCGCTAAGTTCCAGGATGTTTACAAGTCTAAATTTGCTTCTAAGGGATTGGAAGACCTCAAATAATTCTAGCGGGTCAAAGATAAAGACCCTCCAAAAAACTCGCTCAGCAATGGGTTCGGACTTATCCTGTTTCGGTCGATAAACGATTACTCCTTAGGGGGAAATATGATAAGTAGTTCTTTGAAATAAAATTCAAAACAAACACACACAATGCAAGACTCATCTCGTTTAGAGAGAGCTTTGGAATTGGTGGAAAAGGATGTCAATATTGCCGGATTTGCCGGACCGATTCCTAACTCCCTCTTGGCTCGCCAGGATTTGGAGGCAGCTATCGTAGTATTGTCAGACCGTCAGACTCCGCTTCGCGACCGTATAGTTCGTCAGGTAGGAAATGGTGCCGCTCACTTGTGGAACCAGAGAACAAGCTTAACAGACTGGGCCTCAGGCGCAGCTTATGCTAACAACTTGGTATCTCTGTTCTACACAGACGGTGCTATCCCTCCTCAGCTTGACCCGAACTTCGTTCAGAAAACAGCTGCATATAAGTTCCTTGGTGTCACTGGTGTCATAACTGGCCCTATGTTGGCAGCAGGTCGCTCATACGCAGACATTGAAGCAGAAATCGCGGAATCATCTTTGAGAGCGGTTATTCAGAACGAAGAGTGGGCAATATTTAATGGTAGCTCAGCTATCAACTCATTGTCCTTCGACGGTTATGATACCCAGCTTACCACCAACGTGTCAACATTGGCAGGTGCAGCACTTGTTGCAAACGGAACCAATATTCCGGCGATTGATAAGCTAATCAAGCTTACTCGTCTCCAGGGTAACTCACGTTTGGACGGTCTTTACTTGTCATTCGGTTTGCAGAACGTTGTAAACCAGATTGTAGCTACTGCTACTCGTTACTTTGTCAACAACGATGCTTCGGCATCTTCATTGGTGGCAGGCGATAACGTAGTAACATACGCTTCAGCTCTTGGTCCAATACCGATAATCGGTGACTTCTTCTGTAACTCATCTTCACCATACCCGGCAAATGCCCAGGGTTCATCTGGTCCTCAAGGTTTCTACACCTCAACCATCTACGCTTTGCGTCATGATGAGCAGGGTTCAGCCATGGTTGACCTTATGCCTCTTGGTCGCACTGAGTTGGCAAAGATTGCAGACTCTGTTCGTTTCTACATCAACGAGTACACAGTACTCGCTGTAAAGGCTGAACCGTGGAATGCAATGTTGATTAACGTATCCGACCCAATAGTTTAGTTCTTCTATAAAAAGAACATCTTGTGACAGTTAGTGATTCGCGTCTTCCTTCCAAGCTAGACAGGAATCACTGCTGGAAGAGCCGTCACAATTTAAAGAAATTTGAATATGAATGAAGAAACAATAGAAATTGTCATACATCATAGTAAGGCTAAATCAGTCCACTATAATGGTGCAGAGTATCCTACCAACACAAGGGTATCCCTTCCCTGGGATGATGCTCTAAAATTATCCCAGAACCAGTTTTTCAACGTGGATATTTTGCATGTTAATAGAAAACCATATGACCCAGACTTCTGGAATGTAAATAGGGCATATGGATTTAGTGCCAATGCTGATTTGGCAACAGGATTTGGTGGATGCACAACCAATTTAATAAGACAAAGTATAAAAAATGGCTATAAGGTCTATTGGGTAGGTCATACCATAGATGTAAAAGACCTCATGCATCTCTCTAGTAAGACAACTCCATCAGGAATTGGCATGGTATGGCATGAACAGCCTAGTGCAAAGTGGGATACTAGCCCATTTTCTAAAAATATTGGCATAGTTCCTTTTGAAACAACAAGAATTCCGGCAAGTTGGGTGCCAAGATTGAATAAATTGGATGCTCTCCTAGTCCCTTGCAAGCAAAATGTCCAAATGATGAGAGATTCTGGAGTCACTATACCCATTGATATCATCTATTGGGGTGTAGACCCTAAATATTTCCACCCTATCCCGCGGGAGGATGATGGATTGTTCACTTTTGGCACTCATGGAGCTCTTTCTTATAGAAAGGGGACTGATATTTTAGTGGAAGCCTTTAGAAAAGCATTTCCAATGTATTCTTTCCCTGATGTTCGCCTCATTTGTAAGACTAGCAAGAATGTTTTTCCCTTTATGCCTCAACAGGATGGAAAAAAGATTGATAATCGCATTAGTGTTATCGGAACATGTGAGCAAGAGGAGCTAGAAAAGAAGTTTTTCTCTAAAATTGATGTAGGAGTATATCCTTTTGCAGGAGAAGGCTTCGGATTATGCCCCTTGGAAACAATGGCAGTAGGGAGACCAGTGATTATCACTGGATGGAGTGGTCCGATGGACTATTTCAAACCTGAGGCTGGATGGACTCTTGATTATAAGATGGTTCCGGCTAAGTCCTTCACGGAAAAAGAGTATAAGGAGGATTGTGGTGAGTGGGCGCAACCAGATATCAATGACCTTATTGAAAAAATGAGGTATGCCTACTATCATAGAGAAGAAGTAAAGCAAAAAGGAGATTTTGCCGCTCAGTATGTTGCCAATGAATGGACATGGGACAAAAAAATACACCTCTACTTTGAGGCGCTAGATAAATACCTTACAGATTAACCCCAACAATGGGGTTTTTCTTTATCTCTGAGGATAGTGAGGCATAAGGTCTTTTAGTTGATATGTTCTGCCCATTGCTTTTGGCAAATCAATATTTTTTACAAAAACCATACAATCCTCACTAGCAAATTGTAATAACCAGTCCATGCAAGCACCACAAGGAGTGAACATGCTAGCATTAGCCACTAAGAAAACAGCATCTATCTTAATACTAGGATTCAATCTTGCAATAGCACTTACTTCTGCATGAATGGTTGTGCCAAAAGTTCCTACAGTATTTTTCCCCACAATTTTAGTGCCATCTTTCAATAAAAGGCAACAGCCCACCTTGGTGCGGGGAGAATTTGAAAGTTCTCTTTCCTTTTCTGCTAATTCAAATGGAGATACATCTTCCATATAATTTAAATGAGTGCCCCTTGTAAGATTTTCTTCTTGGATAGGTGATAAGTAGTGCTATGGTCTTTTTCCATCTCTTCTACAATCTCATAATCACTATTATTCACTAGAAGCTTCCTTTTTATTTCTTCAATGGTGTCTTCAAGATTTTTTGCACCATTATTATATGCCCACTTGCTATTAATAAGAAAATTTCTCCGTAAGGTTTCTCTTACAATATCTTTTTCCTTCAAAAAATATTCTACATAGAATCCACCACTTTTTTTTGGTCTAGCACCCTCTCTTCTATCAAGAATCCCTTCCTTGAATAGTTCTCTGCATAGGCTATCGATAGAATGACCAAACCACATTCCATCTTCAGTATGATTGGCCACCACTGATGGCTCAATAGCACCATGGGTTTTAATATATGCTAACACCTTATCCTTATAGGTGAGTTCCATGATATTATTGTACGTCGAGAGCCAATATATGTCAAGGATTTTGAAATATTGACAAAATGATGGTTTTGGGAGTCTAACTCCCAGTTTTGCCCTCCATTAGCCCTTATTTCATGCTACTTGCAGAGCATCCAAACCTCCAAAATGGGGGATTGTACCACCTTGGGAGTAATTCTCATCCTAGGTCAATTTTGGGGCAAATTAGGAATCTTTGCCCTCAAAATAAAAGGTGTCCACCAACTGTACATCTTGACCATCCATAGCATTAGCCTTCACAAGAAACTGACCAGTTTTTTGAGTATAAACAAACCCCACTCCTGCCCAATTTCTCAATGCTTGCCAGAATCTTTGTTCTGGGTGTTCCATTAAGTATTGGGTAAAACTAGAAGCTACCTTTTCATTCCTTGATATCTTTTCTTGGGGTATTGAATTCCAAGACTGACACACTCTTATAGTATGCCGATATTCTTTTCTATCTGGATGACCACAGGCACAGTCCATGGATTTATTTATTTTTGCGACATGAATTTAATTCTGTTAAAAGCGTTGTCCTCTGGTCATTAAGGTTATTCCATATTGCTGCTTGGGATTTATTGTATCCCATCCATGCATTCATAACAGAACTAGCAGTATCAAAGGAGGTAATGCCTGGCATATATGTCTGAGCACAATATTCAACCCCATTTGCATAGTGGTCGCCTTGATAATAACCCCAATAATAACTTCCTGCTAGTGCTGCTATAAAGACTACACCAAGAATGATGAATATAATTTTTTTCATTAAGGTAGGCAATTATTTTTAGAACAATCTATGTCAACTGGATGTCCACCAACAATCATATCACTTATCACAAAAGTTAATTCAATAGGCTTGCCATCCCTCTCACAACGCCCCTTCTGGTCCCACATATCTATGTCTGCATCATAAACATATACATCATTCCCCCTTACCCATACACAACTATTGGTATGTTCTACTTGCCTACCCCAATTGGTAGATATCAGCCATGTCCACTGGAATGATGGCACTTGAGTTCTCTGATAAAGATTTATCATTGAAACCTCTAGTGATACTAAAAATATGGCAAGAAGGTATATGCTAATAATTCCTATGAGCTTTTTCATAATTATTGTTTGCTGGGATTTTCTCTTTGTTCTCCGCAATATTCACATTCTTCTTTCCCTATGAAATATTCTCTTGGATAGCCATGCCTTGGCCTCCAAAGGTGTTCCTCCCCATTGAGACATGGAACTTGTTCTTCCCTAAAGCTAGGATAATAACTGACAAATACATGGAACTTTTTACCACACTCACACTCAACTTCAAATGGCTCATCTTCATTGCCACCCCAATCTGCTAATTCAATGACTTCATCAGCCTTGTATCCTTTGTCACAGTATGGACAGAAAATGTCGTTACTCATGTTTTTATAGGCATCCATAAAAATCCTCAATGGCAAGTGCAATGATTGGCAACACTACTGCTGGCAATAACAACATCAATACTGGACTATTGGAAAAATGTGTCCAAATTACCACCCCCCAGCACATAACTGATAGTGTGGCCAAGAATCCTACAATGTGGTCATGGGTTATTTTCATGTTTTTATGAGTTGATAAATGAAGCAAGGCCTATCCCCCCTAATGAGGACAAGAACATCATTAATAGTAATACTCCCCACCTTGCCTGTTGTGGGTCATACATAAATGATTGTCCGGTCAAGATAAAATAAGCTGTTGCTACCAAGAATACTCCTACAAAAAATACAGCCGGAAGCAATGAGAGAATAGTTAAGAATTTTTTCATGTTATTTTATTAATCCCATTTTTTTAGCCTTACTAATATCAAAGGACTGTTTGATAATCTCATCCCCACGGGCAGGGGCGGTAGTAAGGGGAACACCTCTCTTGAGTGCATACCTTTGTGCCAATTCAAAGATACTCTCTTGTGTCCCAGATGCTAATGTAAAAATATCCCATATGTAGTTTTTAATTGCATAGATGATAGCTTCTACCACTACATCCACATTGATGAAGTCTCTATATTGAGTTCCTCCATAAAGAACAATGGGGTTGTCATTTTCAAAATGTTCTATGACTGACCAGTTATCCCGAACACCTTCACCTATCACATTGGATAGCCGGAAGATGCTAAAGTCTTTTATATGGTCATCATCTAATGCTTGGGCTAGGGCAAATTCAGCCAAGTATTTGGAAAGGGAATATGTGGATTTGCAATTCCTCCAATCTGACATGTCTTCGGTAACATTCTCAGACTCAGGGTAGACCCCCACCGTTGAGATGAGGGCAAATCTCTCAATAGTGTTGTTATTAATGAGGTCTGCAATCTTGAAGGCATTATTCTTCATTACATCAACAGGATTGCTAAGTGAATCTATCACAGATACATTGGCGGCAAAATGAACCACCACATCAAAGTGTTGCCCCTTGATATCAGCAAAGTCCTTTCCATCCTTAAGGTCAGCTACCACCACTTCTGATTCTGGGAACTCTTCATAGAAGTTCTTCAAGAAGTGTGAGCCTATAAATCCTTCATGCCCCGTGATGAGTGTTTTCATATTGATTCAACAATACCTAAGGCTATTAATCCAACTCCTAAACATATGAATCCCTTGGGGGCATCATACATTGTCCCTATTGATATAGATATAATGACTAGACCAAGAAGATAGAAAAATAAGTTTCTATTTTTCATATTATTTGATTGAATCTATTGCCATTAATAGTGCAACTGAGTCAAATAACAATTCGAATGGGATAGAAGCAAAGATTCCCACCACCACACCAAAAAATATTAAGAGAAGGCAACTAATTTTTATTCCTATAGGTAATTTCCCCATGTTATAAGTTAGGTACTAATTTA